CACTGTGCCCGCGCTGTTGTAGTCGGGATGGACGTAGCCCTCGGGGGTGGTGACTCCCGCGCCAGGGGCCAGCTTGCGGAGGTACGTTGACAGGAGCTTCTCGGCTCGGCGGTAGCCTTTGACAGCCTTCAGGAGGCTCTTCTGGTCCTCATCTACCAGAGGGTTGACCAGCAGGTTCCTAAGGGTGGCCGCATCCGTGGAGGGCTCCCCTGCCAAGGTGTAGTTGTGAGGCGGGAGGGCCCAGTCCTCGAAGAGCAGTGCGCGGAGCTGTACGTGGCTGTTGGGATTGAGGTTAGGCTGTTGGGCGTGAATCTTCCGAAGCTGCTTAGCGGCCTCGGCTGTCTGGACGGCCTCGTGAGCAGCACGGCGCCCCTCGTCCACTCGCATACCTAGACGGTGCATCCCAGTGCATAGGTCCTGCACCTCGGCGTCCAGGTAGTAGAGGTGAACCTGCTTGCGCTTCTTTGCCATTTTCCGAAGGGGTACGACGACACGAGCCGTGACAGCCACGTCCGTGGCGCAGTACTCCCAGAGGTCCTGGTCGGTTTGGGCTGTGACGCCCGTGTGGTCCGCCTTCCACGAGGGCACGTCGAGGAGCATACTGGCGACGAAGCCCAGTCGGTGCCGGTGTTCGGAGGCCGCCAGCTTGTGGAGAAGCAGTGTGTCGAGCAGGGGCTCGGGGGTCACATGGAGGTGCTGTTCGACGACCGTTCTGTCGAAGTACCCCGCGTTATGTCCGATCTTCAGCCATTGCTTGTCTGTGAAGACCACTTGAAGGATGCGCTTCAGGAGGTCCTCGTCCTCGGCGCTGTACAGACGTGTCTCCCCATCGACAGACAAGAAGCCAATCATCAGGACCTCATCCGTAGTCCCGATGCCGATGCACCGTAGCCCCGCGGTGAGGCTTTCGACATCATCGGTCTCTACGTCGTAGGCCAGGGGCTCGTGGCGGTGCTTCTGGAACCACTCCGCAGCGAAGCGGGGGGTAGGCTGGTAGAACACCTTAGGGTCGGTCCACGCGAGCTCGTCCTGATGGAAGCGCAGCATTTTCGCCACGTCCACCTCGAAGACCTCCCGTAGGTGGGGTTTGACCTGGAGCAACGTCGGATGGTAGGTAGGCAGGATTTTCTGCTTACCCCGGAGAGTGGGGCCTCCTCGTACGTCTTCGAGCTTCTGGTTGCCCTCGAGCATGACCTTGGTTGCGTAGGAGCCTAGCGTCAGGACGGTGGTATAGCGGTCGAGCTTCTGTCGGACGTGAGGCCAGCAGGCATGTATGGGGTTGATGAGGGGGTCCTTGTCCTCCTTGAGGCGCTTCCGGTTTCGCTTCTGTAGCTGGGCCAGGAAGGGTCGCGGGTCATCATCAGGCCACCGACATCCGAGGAGGTTGCCCCAGTCGACAGACAGGCGCTTGCGCCCGTGCTTAGCCAGCTCCTTCATGACATCAATGCCCGAGCCATCCGTGAATGGACGGCAGGCCGCTATGTCTTGCTTCGAGGGGGCATCCCCCAGGATGAGGATGTCGCCATCGTTCTCCTCGAAGTCGATGGGGTTCCAGTGGCCTTTGCGCTGCCAGTACTCACGGAGGGGGCAGGCCATGCAGTCGGCGCACTCAAGAGACATAGGTAAAGGTTTCCTTCAGCTCGTCCCGGTGATTCCGGAGACGACGGTACTTCTTCCAGGCACGCCACTCGGCGCGGCACCTCTTGTAGGCCTCTGACTCCAAGCATTGCGGGCAAGAGACGTGCCCCTCGATGTGTCGCAGGGAACCACGGTCTTCGACCTTCTTCCCACATGCCGCCATGTCCTCGGTGCCTTCGAGCTGGAGGTGCCGAAGGGTACTCTTGGGTATGACGGGGGGCTTGGGTGGAGGCGGCTCCGCATCGTGTCCTTCCGCGTCGAGAAGGACAAGGGTGCCGTAGCCGCGGCCAGTGAAGGGCCGCCCATCGGTGTAGGCCAGCAGATCCCTGATATCTATCGTTATCGAGGCAAGCCAGTATCGTGTCTTGCCCCGCGCCATCACTTCAGCCAGGGCAGTACACCCCTCGATGTCTTCCTCACCGTCCCAGGCCAGGACGAGAGCGCGCTCGAGGCGCATCCCCGTGGAGAGCCCGTGGTCTTCCAGTACTTCTTTGAGGTTCCGAAGGCTGTGTCGGCCCATGTTCTTTAGGCGAAGTAGCTCCTCGTCGGTCTTTGGAAGGAGCTGGTCGAGCCAGTTGATGTGGGCGTTACCCAGGCTGTTCAGCGCCCGAGTACCGAGGCCTAAGGAGGCAGTGGGCTGTGGCCACTGGAATCGCCACGGCGTGACGAAGGGCTTGCTGCCGGTCTCTTTGTGCCACCGATGGGCTATCGGAGGACGAGCCCCATAGGGTCGTCCTTCCAGCAGCCCATAGGGGTCGCCGTCCTCTGGGGCGAGGAGGATTGCGCGCACCTTATCCATCCCCCACCTCAGTCGAAGATGTTCCGCAGCCATCCGGTAGCGTGGGCCTTGAGGGTGTTCTGGGCCTTCTCGCTACGCCCTCGAGCACGCTCAAGTTCCGTGTCGGTCAGCAAGAGGACCTCCTCCTGGTGACCGAGGCCTTCGCTGTCGACCTTGACGGCGATGTACTCGGGGTTGCTCCCGAACTTCTGGTCGAGGTTCTGTACGCGGCGCATGACGCCCTTGATCAATCCAGCCATAGCTACCTCCTAAAGCGCACAAAAAGGGCGCCCGCTGCCTTGGTTGACGGATGCACTACCCAGTAAGCCAGGCCCAAGTGAGAAAGGCCTGGCCCCCCTAGTCAACCAAGGCAGGGACGCCTTGAACAGAATACTACTTGCCCGAAAGCATCTTTGCGAGCGGGTCAGAGGCGTCTGAAGTTGCAGTCGCCGCACGCACCTCGTTCTGTGCGGAGGAAGCGGCCCCGTACTGGCTCTCGGTGAGCCAGGTGGTCTTGGCCCACTTGCGCCCGTTGTCCGGGTCAGCCGGAAGGTACTTGACGTATCCCGTGCGGCCGACCAGGTACTCGGTCGCCTTGGGGACGCCGACCTTGTCGAAGTCCCACTCGCCCGACTGAACCTGCTCGTGGGTGAAGCCCACGGACAGGAAGAACTTCATCCACATCTCGGCCATCATGGCGTCCATGTCGGAGTCCCCCGAGAACGGGAGGTTGAACCCGTCGCGGATGGCACAGCTCGCATGGTCGGTGCCCGTACGGCAACCTTCGAGAACCTTGGCCTGGAAGCGCACGCGGTCGCTCCCCTTCTGTGTCTGTGTCTGCTCGGTAGAGACAATCTCCACCTTGTAGATGTCCGAGGCACCCGGTGCTACAGCAACGAACGTGTTGCTGAAATCGAACTTGCGTCCCATCTTGTGTATCCTTTAATCAGTAACTGCCGATGAAATCGGTCAGCAGGTTGCTTGTATGCTGACGCAGAACCATACGGTCCATCGCGTCGGCGAGAACCCACCGCACATGGCGGGGGGAATGGTTTTGGAGCGTCTCTGCCGTGGCCGACAGGACGCGCTTGAGATCGGGCTTCTTCTCCCCGGACTCTTCGAGAAGGTCCTGGGCAGTAGCTTCGACGTACTCTTCCATCCAAGCCAGGGGCTCGGGACGGGGTACGTCAATGTCAGCGCCAAGCATGGCTTCCCGCAGATTCAGTGGGAACTGGTCGGGAAGGATGGCCAGCCGGTCACCCTGGATGTAGTTCTGGTCGGGGCCCGTGGCGTAGAGGAAGGGCCACCCGGGTCCGCGGTCATCATGGATGACCCGAGCACAGAAGTCCACCATTGCCGGGAGCTTCTCGGGCATCTGCCACCCCGCGATCATGGGGGCACCGGGGATGTACCGGTTGTTGTTGTCCTTCTTCACCTCTCTCGGGGCCTGTTCATGGCAGGTGAGGAAGACGTGGGCCCTGGCAGCGCGAGCCGCCTCCTTCAGCTCGTAGACCCGCTTCGCGAACAGATCGAATGCGGCGAAGCCTGGGGCCGACTGGCGACAGTTGGCCAGCTCGGTGTCCCCGATGAGACTGAAGTCGTCGACAACGATGGCGGGAAAGTTTCCGGCGGCCCGCTTCAAGGCGTCGGTGACGTACTTGAAGCCCTGGTTGCCCCGGACCTCGAGCACCTTGGGTTCCCAGTCCAGCCACTTCGAGCAGAGCAGGGCACCTGGAGGTGCGATGAACAGGGCGTCGGGGAATGCCCGGACCATGGCTACGGTCTTGCCTACCTTGGCTCGGCCGTAGGTGATGCCGAGTACGTGCGTCTTTGTCACTGTGTTCCCCATGTGCATGTGTCGTAGTGATCACACGGCCCGTAAGCCGTCCAGCATGCGTGTTCGTGGTGTACCCCTGGCCAGGCCAGTGGCGTGTCGTGTTTCGGTGTCAGGTCTCTAATACACCGTTCCGCAAGGATGACGGTGTCACGGAATGTCTTGTCTGCGTATGGAGCCGGGTCAAGGTCGGTGCGCTGGAAGTTAGCGGCTTTGTTCTTCTGGGGCCACTGAATCATATTGAGGACGACGCCGCCGAACTGATTACCCAGGAGTCCCCTACCGAAAAAGTTATATCCCCGGAACTGTCCCGATAGGGTGTAGCGGCGCAACGTCTTCGAGGTGAGGCGCGAAGTGGTCTTGTGGTCGACGATATAGATGAGACCTGTCTGGGGGTTGCGTACGATGAGGTCGGCCCTCTGGGTGTACAGGTAGGCCTCTTGCTTCTCCTTGTCCTCGATGGTTGCCGCGAGTTCTCTCTCGATGCTGACCACCTCCCACTGTTCCAGTCGCCAGTTGAGCTCATAGGCCAGGTAGGTTTGGGACACTACCGGGATGTGCTTCTTCCACTCGGCAGGGTTGAGCTGCCGCTCTGCCTGTACCTCAAGGGCATCGAGAGGACTGTAGACACCACGAGCCGGGTCTTGGTTGAGGGCGTAGTGATGCGCCAATGCGGTGTGCATCAGCGTCCCCTTGATGAGGGGAGGACTCGTCACGGCTCGAGGCGAAGCCTTCGAGGCTGTGTACAACGCATACTTGCGAGGGCACTGGAGCACAGCCTGGAGGCGGTGCCAGCCCTTGCGGCTGGGGCCGGGGTCGATCAATTCAGGCATCTGGGATCACCGTGGGAAGCACGATTGTATTGGTCAGCGTCGTGGCTTCTTGCGTCATCCGGGCCACTTCCACGGCTTGAGCGAAGACGCCCGCCCACTCCTCGGTGGTGTGGTCATCGAAGCACAGGGCGATGAGGGCGGCAGCCCCACTGACCATCTCAACGACCATTTCCTGGGGTGTCAGCCCTGCCTCTACCATCAAGGCCTGGAGGTCCTCTCGAACCTTGTGGGCTCTGGTCTCATCATCATCCTCGAAGATCATCGTCACTCCATCAGGGCAATGAGCCCTGCCAGTACTTGTTCATCGTCTTCGCCAGCGGCGAGTGTATTGGCGATACCCTCGGCGTTCGCGTCGTCTAGTGTCTCAACCACCTGCTCGAGCTTCTCCAAGAGCAGGTCGGCCACATGCTCGTCGACTGTGCCCTCGGCCACCGTGTACATGATGTTCACGGACCTCTTGCTCCCGTGGCGGGAGAAGCGCCCCTCGGCCTGGGTGACCTGCCCCGGCGTCCAGGGCAGGAGCCCGAAGACCACGAGGTCTGTATTTTGTAGCCCATCGACTGCTTCGCCGAAGGCATCGGTTGTACCTACGAAGGCGCACGGGTCTTCCATCTCAGCGTAGGCCCGGACCATGGCATCCCGTTCTTTCATGGAGATGCCGCCGTGGCCCCACCACATGGGGGTGTCGTGCTTCTTGAGTCTGGTGGCCACGAGCCGAGCTAAGGCCTCACAGTCTCGGCGGCGCCCCGTCAGGACCACCACCTTCTGCTTGTTCTCCACGGCATCGCGCACCGTGTCAGCAATCCAGATCCGCTTGCGGCTGGCGGCCTCGAGCAACTTCATCTCGAAGAGGGCATTGGCCCCCTGCCGTGCGGCGCGCTTCATGTCCTCCTTGAAGCCAGCGGGCCGGGACTGGTCTTCCTTCGACAAGTAGATGAGGGAGCGTCGGAGGGGCGGCAGGTGCTTGCTGGCCTCGGCCTTGGTCACGACATGCGTACAGCGTTCGAGGCGTTGCTTCAGCTCGTCACAGTTCGAGATACCACTGGCGTCGATGCCCCCGTACTGACCGGGCCTCGCGTCACAGTACCTGTGGATGAACTCCCAGTTGGAGTCCCAACCCCCAGGCTCGACGAGGTCCAGCTGTGCCCACAGGTCAGAGCGTCTGTCCCGTACGGGTGTGGCTGTGAGCCCGAGGCGTCTCGTGGCACCGCGAGCCAGCTTGGCGCAGCTTGCGGCGCGGTTGTCGAGCCAGGCGTAATGGATGGAACCGTCGCGAGCCACGAGTCGTTCCTTCCGCTTCCAGGCTTTGCCCTTGTGAATCTCGTCCCAGATGACGGCGAGCTCACCACCACGAGCCCATCGAAGGATGTAATCGGCCCACCCCTGGATGGTGGCCCACGACAGGACGACGACGTTGCTGGTGGGCTCGTAGGGTGTCAGCCCGCTGAGCACCTGCGGCCGAAGGGTCGTGTACTTCTGCGCCTCACGGGCCCACTGGGCCTTGGTGGGCGCCCGTGTGACGATGACAGCCTTCTCTGCGGACGAGCCTCTCGCGAGCCACAGGAGGCCTGCCAGGGACTTCCCCGACCCGCAGGCCCACCAGAGGCTCATGTCGCGTCGGGGGTCACCCAGCACCTGCTCCTGGTAGGGCGTCAGGAACCCATCGAGAACCCATGGGCGGATGAGGGGGGTACTCTCCATCACGCCTTCCAGTAGCGGCGGATGTACCGGGTGAGGCGAGCGGCATCTTCCTCGTCCTCTGTGATGATGAAGGCGATGCCCCTCTCGTCCTTCACGCGGGTGAGGGTACCGAAGTCTGCGCTGATCTCCCGGACGGTCATGTCGGTGATGTGTTCTACGTCGACGGGTTCCTGCAGCAGAGCCTGCTCACCTTCGCAGGCCACGGCAATCAGCTCCGCGAGCAGCGATGTCCAGGCCCCCGACGACGGGTAGGGGCTCTCCAATGCTGCGCCATGCAGGACACGCAGCGCAGCCACGAGCCTTTCCTCGCGGGGGAGGCCCACGGTGCTGTGGAAGATCTCATCGAGTAGGTCATCCGTCTGCATCGGTCTTCTCCTTGTCGTTGTCGATGTCCAGCGGCGCGGGCTTCGTCTTGAGCTCATCCCTGGCCCAGTCCAGTTGGTCCGTGAGGCCCCCCAGCAGTTCGCGCTGCTTCCTCTCGTGGGCCGCCCAGTCCCAATAGGTCTCGTCCAGGCGGTCGAGGCTGTTGTACAGGCGCTGCGAGTCACCATGGAAGGAGCACGCCGCGTGGTCTCGGAGTGTGTCGAAGACCTCGTGGGCCCACGCATGGGGGGTGTCCGGGCTGCACTTGCGGACACTGTCGAGCACGTCATCCAGCAGGCGTAGGTCGGGGGGAAAAGGGATCTGCATCATGCACACCTCGGAGCAGCACCCCTCGTAGTAGGGCGTCTCGTCATGGGCCTCGGGCGTGTAGGGCAGCAGAGGCTTGTTGCAATTCCGGCAGTGCTTGTAGTAGGCACGTCCGATGTGGTCCTCGGTGACCCACCTCCTGTCATCGGAGTACTCCTTGCGGTCGGCAGCTATGCACTCCTCCTCCCAGTGCCAGGGTTTCTCCACCACCTCGAGCGCCTTGGCCACCCGCTCTTCATCGGTGAGGTCCGGGTCTCGGAGGACCTCTCGCAGGAAGGCTCCGACGGCGTCCGAGATGTGCAACGAGGTCGAGTAGTCTTTGACCTTCATGGGTTCTCCTCCACGGTGGGGATCTGTCCCAGTGTCACGTCGGTCTTGCCTGCTTCGATGGCCTTCACCATGAACCACGCCAGCCCATCGACGTGGGTGGGTTCACCCATGCTGAGAGTGCGCGTATATACGGCTCGACGCAGGCGTCGGTAGTTACGTCGCGTCATCGTCACGGTCAGTGTCACTGCATCGTCGTCGGTCATAGGTCCATGCTCCTACCACTGCGTGTGGTGTAGATGATCTCGCCCATGTCGGCGGTCAGTGCTTGGAGGATGCGGCGCGTCTTAAAGCCCGTGAGGGCCCCCCGGATGTCGTCCTCGAGGTCGGGCCTGCCCGGTAGGTAGGCACAAGCCATGGGGACCACGAGCCCACGCCACATCAAGACCAAGGCCTGGGGCGGACCCTTGCGCTGCTCGGACTGGCGT